ATGAAACGGAAAATACTGATAGTTGAAGACAATGTAAGTCTTTCGCAGCGACAGAAGGACTGGTTCGAGCAGGCCGGGTACGATGCGATGACGGCCATGAACGAACCGGCAGCCCGTGCGTTGATACGCAAGCACCAATTCGATCTGATCCTGTCTGATGTCCGGCTGCCGGAAGGCAACGGCATCTCCCTGCTGGAATGGCTTAAAAAGGAGAAAAGGGACATACCTTTCATCATAACCACGGAATACGTGTCGGTACCGGACGTGGTACGCACCATCAAATTGGGAGCGAAGGACTACCTGCCCAAGCCGGTACACCGGGAACACCTGCTTGAACTGGCAGAAGAGATATTCCGTCCGCTCGCGACTGTCCGCACGAAACCGAAAGACCTGTTCAAGCGTACCTGCCCCAAAATACTTGAGGTGGAAAGGTACGCGAGGCTGGTCGCCCCCTCGGACATGTCTGTGCTTATACTCGGTGCCAACGGGACGGGCAAGGAGTCCGTGGCCCAAAGCATCCACGAGAACAGCGGGCGTGTGGGAATGCCGTTCGTGGCGGTCAACTGTAGCATCCTGCCACGTGATCTTGCCCCCTCCATGCTGTTCGGGCACGAGAAAGGGGCTTTCACGGGTGCGGACACGGGCAAGCCCGGTTTCTTCGACATGGCAAAAGGCGGTACGTTGTTTCTGGACGAAATCGGAACGATGTCGTTCGAGATACAGTCCATGCTGCTACGGGTATTGCAGGAGAACATCTATATGCCTATAGGCGGTCAAAAAGAAAAGATTGCGGACGTAAGAATAGTAGCCGCCACGAATGAAAACATGGAACGGGCGATTAATGAAGGGAGATTTCGGGAAGACCTCTACCACCGCCTTTGCGAGTTCGAGATACGGCAACCCTCTCTGGCAGAATGTCCGGGCGACATCCTGCCTTTAGCCGAATTTTTCCGTAAACGCTTCTCGAAAGAACTCAAACGGGACACACGTGGTTTTTCCGACGATGCCATATACCGCCTGCGCTCCTATTCCTGGCCGGGCAATGTCAGGGAGTTGCAGAACATGGTAAAGAGAGCCGTGCTGCTTGCAGAAATCCCGTTACTGGAATTATCGGATTTGAATATAGGCGGTCAGACAGAGCATACGAATGAGGGAATTGCTCCTGTTGTATTACCATTGAAAGATGAGAACGCAGAGAAAGAATCCATCATTAACGCCCTACAAGCGTGTAACGGACACCGTGAACAGTCGGCACGGCTACTGGGAATAAATCCGGCGACCTTGTACCGCAAGATGAAGAAATACGGAATAAAATAATTTTCAATATGAACGATAATTCGTACATTTGCAAAAGATTGGAGGGTTCATAGAACCGTGTCCGGTTTAAACATAGAAGATAACGGCGGGGGCGTAAAACTTCCGCTGATTATATACATACAAGTCGCAAGAGATCTCAGGTAGAAATCTGGTAAATTTCAAATTGTAGAGATTATTGCGTGTAGCTTGTGCTATGCCTTATAGCGTGAGCTCATGCATGATTCTACAATGGGCTTACCAGAGCCTCTACCTGATAGTGCGTGAGTTTCACGCTTTTAATTTTGGTATACAGATAGAGGTATGGCAACAATACAAATCATAACCGCGGTGACATTGGACGGTTATCTTCCTGACAAGGATGAGGAACTGTTGCAATGGATCAGGACGGAACGGCAAGGTTTCCCATTCTGGCACGAGAGGAGCACCTTCACGCTATTCCCTGGCTATCCCATGCTGGATTTGATTTGTGAGAAGGGCGAAAAAAATGCCTCGTTCATCTACACGGCAGAGATATACGGCAAGGAAAGCCTCGGTTTGCTGCATGGGCTGACCATCTACCACCTTATCGACGAAATTGTGATTTATATCCTTCCCCTGACATATGGGAAAGGCATCGCCTGCCTGCAACAGCTCCCTGCCAACCGCTGGGAACTCTATCGGTCTAAAACTTTTAAAAACGGGATTACCCGTATCATTTACCGCAAATCCTCGCGATAGTCCATTGCATCCTGCAAAGGAATCTCGCATTTTGCAAGATTCTTGGAATCGACATTTTCACATCATTGAAATTTTATTCCATTGATATACAATGCTATATCGGTGTTTTTTGGTGTCTATCGGTGCCATTGGCACGCCGTTGGTCTTATAATATGATATAACCTGTTGCGCAACAAGGTGTAAGCAAACGATTATTTACACTAAAACAGATTAGTCATGTTACAGATAAACAGTGAGACCGCCCATGGGATGTTCACCCAAATCATGGAACGGTTCGACAAGATAGAGCAGACATTGGAACGTATGAACAAGCTGAAGGATTGTTTGGACGGCGACACGCTCTTGGACAACTATGACCTGTGCCAGCTGCTCGGCATCACCAAGCGCACGCTGGCGCGTTACCGGCAAAAGAAACTCGTGACCTATTACATGATTGACGGGAGAACCTACTACAAGGCATCCGAAGTGGAGGCTTTCCTCAATCAGAAGGGCAAGTCATTGCCGACGAGATTCAGACACCAGACAAATGTTTAAATTAAACGGAACAAGAATTATGGAACTTATATGTATTGACAAACAGACTTTTGAAGAACTGCGTGTCCGCTTTTGCGAGTTCGAGGAACGGGTGACACGGATATGCCGTCCGGTTAAAGACCTCGGCCTGAAAAACTGGCTGGACAACCAGGAGGTGTGCGATGTGCTTCGCATCAACAAAAAGACCCTTCAGGCGTACCGGGCCAAAGGCTTACTGCCTTTCAGCCGTATCAAGAACAAACTCTTCTACAAGCCGGAAGATATACAGAGATTGTTGGAATTGAGTTATCACCCTTTAATAAAGAGCAAATTATGAGCTATCATTTTATAGACAAGAAAGACCCGCGCATAGACGTTATGTTCCATGGGTTGGAGAAAATGGAGAAGATGCTCTCAGCGATGGAGGATATGCCGAGATCCCTTTTCAATGGTGAACGTTTCCTTACGGACGAGGAACTTTCCAAAGTCCTGCGGGTAAGCAGGCGCACATTGCAGGAATACCGTGCATTCGGTGTGATCCCTTACTACATGGTTCAGGGGAAGGCTCTTTACAAAGAGTCCGATATCATGAAGATTCTGGACGATGCCTACAAGAGATGCCGGGAGGAACAACGCTGGGTATAGCCCTTCCTCATTAATCAAGTGCGGAGAAACAGCCTGCGGCTCGGGCAGGTCGTTTCTCCGCTTTCTTGTTTCATACGGTTTGCGCTTTCTTGTTTCGTTTTTTCTTTGTAGGGAAATCCTCTTCACACAAAGCAATCCTGTTTTCGAAACCAGTGGCTCTCAGCCGTTTCATGTCCTCATCCACTTTCGTGTCCGTGACCTGCGCGTAAATCTGCGTGGTGGAAATGGAGGTATGTCCCATCATGCGGCTTACCGTCTCTATCGGAACACCGAGCGAAAGAGTGATGTGGGTTCCGTAATTATGCCGGGCCTGGTGGAAGGTCAAATCAAATCCATATACCCGGCCTAATTCTCTCGTCAGCTGGATAAAATATCTGCGGGTATAAATATTGAAAACTCTGTCCCCGGTTCTTAGGTTGCGGTATTTCTCTATGATTTGGAGTGGAATATCCAACAGGCGGACAGAGGAAAGCGTGTCGGTCTTTTGCCGGTGGATATGAATCCACCATATGCCATCCTTCGCCTGCGTAATATCATTTACTGACAGCTTCTTCAAATCCGCATATGCCAGTCCGGTGAACGTCGAAAAGATGAACATATCCCGTACGAATTGCAGTTGCGGCTTTTTCACCGGCGTAGTCATCAATGTCTTGAGATCCTCCAGTTTCATGTGGCGGCTCTTCCTTTTGGGCAGTTCGGGATGCAGGCGGCAATATGGATCGCGGCGCAATGTTCCTTGGCTGACCGCACGCATCGTGAGTTTCTTCAAGCGGTACAGGTGCTCATGCACGCTTTTGGGCTTCAGGTTGCGGACTGTACGCAGGAATACCTCGAAATCGTCATAAAACACCCGGTCAAGGCTTCGTAACGTTACATCCTCCACACCTCTCTTTTCCCGGACGAAAGCGGAAAGATGCTTGTAGGAACGCAGATAGGAGTCGTATGTCTCCTGTATGCGGTCTATCCCGACACGTTTCTTGAATTCCTCATTATGCTCCCTGAAGAGAGCCAGCAGGGTAAGCGGTTTCTGTCCGATACCCTTGACTGCATTCTTGACCAGTTCCGCCGTGATGAAACCCAGGCTGTTTTTTATCCGCTCATAATGTCCGGCAATCTCGCTTGTCAGGTCATTTATGGCGCGGTTTACTGTAACGGCATTCTCGCTTCTTCCGTCAGCACGCCCTTTCTCCGGATTCCAGATGGCAGGATTGACCGAAACCTTGGTTCCTATCTGTGCCCATTCTGCATCAATGCTCACCTTGCACAATAGCTGGCACATCCCGTCCTTGCGCACTTTCGTACGGTTGATATAAAACAGCACGGCAAAAGTGCTGCGCCGTTTAGTGTTCTGTTTTTCAATATTCTTTTCCATATAATTGTTTTCAAGTGGTTATTAAATGATGACGGAGAAACGCTCCGAAATTTTCCGGTTCAAGGCCTTTGTATCGGCATCTATCTTGTCGTCGGTCACTTTCGCGTAAATCTGTGTCGTTTCTATCTGGCTATGTCCGAGCATCTTGCTGACCGTTTCAAGAGGAACTCCGTGGGAGAGCGTGATTTCCGTTGCGTATGTATGCCGGGCCTGGTGGAAGACCAGCGGACGGTCTATATGGCAGATCCGGGCAATCTCTTTCAAGTAAAGGTTCAGCATGGAATTGCAATACACCGGCAGTAACTTGTCACCGGGAGCTGTGTCGCCATACTTCTTCAGAATCTGCAACGGCAAGTCCAGCAGCGGAATCTCAAATTCTATCTTGGTCTTCTGTCTGGCACTTTTAATCCACCATGTCCCATCCTCCGCAAGGCACAGGTTATCCCTGGTCAACAGGCGCATATCTCCGTATGAAATGCCGGTGAAGCAGGAAAACAGAAACAAATCACGGACATGATAGAGGGTCTGCCTGTGAAGCGGAGTGGTCATAATCCTGTGTAACTCTTCTGCCGTGAGATATTTCTGTACGGCTTTGGGACGCACCGGCTCATATCCCAAAAACGGGCTGGCGGTAATGATGCCGTCAGCGATGGCCTCACCGATAATCGTTTTCAGCTGTACGGTCAGATTGATAATCGTTCCGGGAGCGAGATTACGTTCAGTCCGAAGATACAAATCATACTTGTCGATGAAAGAGCGGTCCAACGCGGAAAACGGAATATCCGACAGTTTGTATTGCACCTGCAAGAATCTTTCGATATGGTTGTAGGCATTGCGATAGGCCCGCAGGCTTCCTATTGTGCGGTTTACTCCCACACGCTTTTCAAAATTGCTGATGAATCGTTTGAAATACCCCAAAAGCGTTTCTTGCCCGCTGGCCATTCCAAGCAGTACACCTTTCACTTCATCGGCTGTCACACCGTCACGAACAGCCGACTGCTCCGTGTAGATATTCAATGCCATCGCACGAATCTCATCCAGACGGTTGTTGATTTCCTTTGCTGCCACGCTCTTGCCGGTTGCACGTCCGGAGGTCCAGCGTGACTGTGGCACTTTCATCTTCACGCTGAAAGCCGCCTCGGAATACTTTCCGACATTCAACTTTGCCATTACAGGACAGTTGCCGTCAGCATCCGCCTCGCTCTTTTTCAGGTAGAACGATACCTTTACATTTGCCTGATTCATAACTAATTCCTTTGTTTGCAAAATTATTATATGCAGAGCAAATGAACGGCATGAAAAATATAGCGGAACGAAGAATAAGATCCCTTGGCTTGTAAACAGAGTCTATATTTTTTTCTAATACGGAAAAATATGACTAAGTTTGCATTAACAGACATAGCAAAAACTGCGTTCTTTACTATGGTAAACAGGATATAGAACGAGATGCGGGAGCAATTTCCAAACCTCTTTTTCAATCCTGAAAAAGGCAACGGATAGGTAGCGATTCGTTATCCTAACTCCCCCAAAAACGGTCAAAAGCCATAAATGGAAGAATCTGGTACAAAACCACATATCCCTTTCGGTCTCAAACACTTTGCATTATTTTCTCCAAAGCCATCTGTATGTGAGCGAGTTCTTCTATCTTTGTGGTGTTCTGTGATAAAGCTTTATAGCTTGCTGGCGGTTAGTGGTGGTACACTAGCCGCCTTTCATTTTCCCTCTTTGGCTTTAGCTATATTATACTCGCAAAGGAATTTCCCGATATCGCTTTCTGCGACTTTTTCCGGGGGAATTCTCTCCCCATAAATCAAATGCAATGCCTCCTTATCACCTCCCCAAGCTCTCCAAAGAATTTCCGGATCGTATTTATCTGGAATATGAGGAAAAAGCCTACGAAATTCTTCATAATCTTTCAAGGCACTTTCCCTTACCAGTCGGACGTGATTAAGTCCTTTATGGATATCCACAAGAAGTGTTTCATTCCTAGAATATCCTTTCTCTGAATCTTTCCGAATCTTCTCATTTTCCTGCCGTTCAATCTCATGGCGTCGTTCCCGGCAAAAATCGGCCAATGCTACCATGATAGCCTGATTATTTATTTTCTTTCCCCAGACAAACTGCCCGCGGCTACCGCTTTTCAATTGACTGAAGAAGATACACAACTCAGCTAGGTTCAGATACCAATAACTTGAAAGTATGGATAAGGCTGTTTCAGCCAATTGCATAGATGCCAATTCAATACCGGCATAATTCAAGACTGAGTTCAAGTGCCTAGTAATAATATCCACAGAGACAGCATTATTGTACGCCACATTTACGTCTGCCAGCGTTGGAATACTGGGATGATTTACGACATCCCGTAGCATGACATTACAATTCAACTGAGCAATAGTACCACTCCAATCATTGACCAATTGGGAGGCTGTTGATCCAGTCTGTAATGCCCGTTGCAGTGATGTTAGTATCTTGGGACGGAGTTCCGTATTGGGAACTATCTGCAAAGGGCTGAATACCATTCGCAGCGGTCCTTTCATTATTTCTTTGTCCATTTTTCCTGTTTTTAAGTTCAAGTTGTAACCAACGTGCAAAATGAGACATAGCATCTTTCGGTGATTTTGCTACTTCACCCTCATTTTGCAGCTTCATAAAAAATTGTTCTAAGCATTCATGGAAGATTTCCAACGTAAAATCATTGTAGCCGGAAGAACGAGTATTCATCGTTACTGTTTCCGCCCATGACCGATTTGCTTTAAGCTCATTGTAACAGTCATCTAAAGACTTATCGAAAAAACTATCTGCTGGAAACAGTTCTCCCACGCGTAAGGGAGATATTGTCTTATTGTCTTTAGTCTTATCTTTAAGGTTAACCGTTTTACTTACCCTTTTACTTACCTCTTTACTTACCGTTTTACTTACCGTTTTACTTACGTCAAGTAAGTAATAAACTGGCGATTTTGCATTCTTTTTACCCGATTCGAAAGTTATTAAACCTTTTTGCTGCAATCTGTTCCTAACTTCAATGACGGTCTTTTCTGATATACCGGTTGCGAGGACGATAGTCTTGTTGGGATGTTCAAACGGATTCTGCCAACCCCGAATATTGCACTCATTCAAGAGATAGAAGTACAAAAAGACTTCGTTCGGGCTGAATTCTACACTTCGATTCATCTTCCAAAATTGGTTTATATAATCTATATAGGTCATGTATTACAACTTAATCGGGTTCACATTCATCGTATCAAGGTTCAGGAATGCCCCTTGATAGTCAATCACTCCACTGGTAATTAGCTTCCACAATAATGCACAGCCTAGTTGTGAAAGAGTTGAATTAATAAATAGGTCTTGTTTACGCAACGCTTCGGCCAATGAGCAGGAAGGGCCGGAGTCCTTTTCATCTACCTGAGTCAAATCAAAGAATTCAGTTACGGTTTTTATTTCCGAAACAACTTCATATTTCTTCGATTGAGGCTGTTCGATAATCCCCAAGGTTCCTAGCACTACCTGCCCGAAGTTGGTACCATTACCAAAGTCAAGCCAATATAGACGACGTCTGTAATCTATACCACTTCTTCCCTTAATAGAATTACCAATGAGGATTCGAGACTTAACGCTATCTACACAACTGATAATAATATTCTCCGGCTCTTCCTGACCAGTACCATAGAGATCTTGTACACATTCCCAATCAATTCCAAAAAAGCGGTTTATACGCGTAACTAAAACATTAGCCTTATTCAATCCAATATCCGATTCTGAGAATAATTGCCGGCCGATATTAGCCTCGGTAACTTCATCATTGTCATAAGCACGCACATGTAGTCCGGGATGCCCGAGAGTTAATAAAGCATGGTTTATTCGAGCCAGTGAAGTGAGAGTTTGGGAACCTGTCCCACCAACTCCAACTAAAGAGATGGTTATCGGATGTGTAGGATCTAATAGGTATTTTTCTGTAAAATGTACTCTTTTCATGTCATTTCATTTTTAGAATGTTCTCCATCTTCTCATTTACCGGTATTAGTTTATCCTCCGGAAACTTACATCCCGTCTGAATACAATGCTTTGTTAAGGTTGCCAGATTGCCTTTTACCGGATTTCCACCGAGTAAATGGACAAACTCTGACCCCCAAAACATTTTTTCCCAATATTGCACAATGCTTTCAAATGTCTTTTCCGCGGGTTTCTCCACTTTAGCATTTCCGAGACATACATGTGTACTATCAACATTGAAAAAAGGTGCTCTATATAACTTAGACTTAGGCTTCCTACCTTTAAAAGCATATACAGCAAGAGATGTACCTACAGCAACATATAAGAGTCCAGGAACAAACATTTCGCCGTTGGGTATATCCAGTGTCCCAGCAAAATACATCATACGTTTCTCCGGCTTACGATACCACACATATTTCTCATGACCTTTTCGAGAATCAGCGAATAATAAATTAGTAGGCACGATACCATGAACGCTTGAATCCTTTCGCTTCTCAAACATTGTTTCCATAATCCCTGAGATACATTCCTCAGACAAAGGAACTCCAGCCTGCATTTTCCCATTCTCGATAATCCGCCTTTCAAGATAATAATTGCGCTTAGCATCCTTGTACACAATTATAGTCATCATAGGCTTAAGAGAATCCGTTAATATATCATTTATCTGTCCCATAAGTATTTATAATTTCTATCAATTCGCTAAACCATTTATTAAGTTCTACGGGAAATGTACTTTGCTGGAATATCGTATCTGTTTCTTTTGTCAGCTTCAGATATTGACAGACTCCTACAGCTCCTCCTTCACTAATCATGGAATTTATATAATCCATAGCATGATAAACAACTGGGTCTATCTCATCCCAGATGATTAAAAAGACTGCATCTAGTTCTACAGGCTCAATATCTTCCTGATAAATATCCAGCAGTATTTTATCAGCCTTCCCTTCAACGTAGTTATATCTCATGATGCAATCCTTGGAGCATACTTCCACTCCGTCAATCAAGCATTCAATAAGTTTCAAACTATCGCCACCATAATGGCGCTTTGCCTTTACCATGCGCTCTATTAAGGCGTCTTTGTCCGGCACATAGTTGATGATATGCTCGAAATAAGGGTAGTATCGACCACCATTTTGATAATTCAATGCACATTCTGCAAACTTCTTATATTCGGAGCGCTCCTCATCACTCAATTCGCAGTGAGGGTCATCTGCTGTTTCTCTCACCTCTTCAGCTTCAAAATCAATTACGTAAGAGAAATAGTCATTTTCTTCCGGAACCGATACATGCTGAGTTTTATAGTAAAAACCAACGAAGTCGAGAAAAAGAGTAGCAAGAGGCTCTGTCAACCTCTCAACAATACTGATAGGAAGGAATACGAATTCATCACGGAATGCATTCGGATAATGATAAAGGCATAGTTCCAGGTAATTATTACCCCATTCATTAACTAAATTAATATCGGCGTACGTTTCCTTTTGTAGACAACCAGTAAACTCTGTATATAAGGAGCAAATATCAATACGAAAGTTGCCTATTAATTGATATTCAAACTTCTTCCCCAGTAACCCTAAATAATTGCTCATTGCATCATACATAAGTTGCATGGATACTTCTTCATCCAATTCGATGGGAAGCTCTTCCTGATCCTTTGACGGCAACGAATGAATATGCTCTTTCAGAAAATCATTTCCTGATTCCGGGAAGATGGGACGCGCCTCTTGACGCGTTCCCCTCTTCCGTACTGGATTGAACGAATGTCTTCCAGTAATACCGGAGCCAGCATTCGATGAAATTCTTCTATTGATTTGAACTTCTTGCATTTTCTTTTCATCCTTTCGTTCCTACAGTGGTTTTAAACTTGTACACGGCCTTATCTCCGTTGACTTCTGGCCCATGTACATTGCTAGTAGTCAACTCTGGGTATGTATTTGTATAGAACTGCATTACTTCTTCCGGTACCATACTAGGATCCGGATCAGTAAGTGTTATATTACCATGCATGAAAACTCGATCTAATCCATTAACTTGTAGCGCCATAATCAATCCTCCATTTTTGCATATTGTTTTTGTAAATGTTTAATTAACTCTTGTACGTCTTCTTTTGACAATTCAATTCCATTCACCGAACTCTCCTGACGATCTACGATTTCCATATGGAGTACCATATCATCCATCTCACTACTATTCACTTCGAGGTAAAATCGATTATTGGTACTACATTCTGCTTTAAATACTGTTGCCATAATCAATCCTCCTCTCCATTCTCTGAATAATCAACACTTTCTTCAACCGGCAATAACTCCTCCTCAGTTCCAAATAAACTGGGCTTGTTTAGTATCTTGTTTAATTTGTCAATCCGTCCTTGAATGGCACTATGATTACCAGATGCATACTTATTTGCATCTTCCAATGCAATTACAGCCTCACGCAGCTTTCCAGCCTTTTCTAATTCGTCAGCTCGTTTAGTAGCTTCATTGTATTTTGTTTTCCGTTCTTCCTCCTCTTTCTTTTTGGAATCAGGAGCAGGCTTGCTATTACCACTAACAGTTGCTTTCTCCGCAGATTTCTCGAATTCTCTAGTATTGGTTAATAATCCAGTAACTTTCTGAATAGGCGAGGAGATAGCATTAATGAAACCTTCTTCCAATTCTTCCGGGGTTCCGGAAATAGTAAAAGGAGATATTTTCTTCTGTATATCATCTTTTACTTTATATACCTTGGGAAGAATACTCATTATTAGTTTTTCCCCTTTTCTAGTTATGATAATGTTTAGCGTATCATTTTCGCCAAGCATTGATGCTAATTCTTTAAACATGATTGTATGATTTAGAAGTTTATACTTATTGGCATTATGAGATATAATAATTTGAAGATGCTTTCTTCTTTCGGAGTGAGTATCGCTGCCGTGTTTGTCTCTTTCATGGAAAGGCATACCTTTTCCGAAGATATATTTGAAAGTAATTCTATCAGATATGTACTTTTGAAACCTATTTCAATAGGAGAGCCTTGGTAGGATTCAAGTGGAAGCACTTCTTCGGCAGACGTGGAGTAATCCAGATTCTGAACCTGAATGAGTAATTTGTCTGTGAATGACAACTTGATAGCCATTGTATTCTGATCGGTAAATACTGACGTACGCTTTAAAGCTGAAACCACATCATTCGTAGCAACAATAGCATGCTTATTATTCTCCTTCGGAATTACAGCACGATAGTTTGGGTATCTGCCTTCAATCAAACGGCAATATAAACGATAATTGTCAAATTCGAAGCAAGCATTATTCTTAGCAATAGTAATAGCTATTTCCTCACAGTCTGTTGGAATAATGCTTGAGAGGATACTCGCAAAACGGGAAGGAATAATAAATGAGGTACGCTCACTAGCGTGCGCTGCCGGATATTCAATCACTGCCAAGGTAGTCCCATCTGTAGCAACATAGGTTATACTATCAAGATCACGGTCGAAATATACTCCATTCATAACTGGTCGGAGTTGATCGTTTGCACAGCAGATCTTCACCTGTCTGATACCATATAGAAAATCCGTAGTTTGTAATATTGTTGGCTTGCCCGGCTCTATAAAAGGAAGAGCTGGATAATCATCCCCGAATTTTCCAACGACAGAGAATTTACCGTTTGAATAAGCGCAAACTAGCTCTATACATTTATCACTAGGATAGATATCCATAACAAGTGGTTGCTCTGGTATTTCCTTTAAAGCCTCTAGGATTGTTTTTGCATTAACTGTAAACTGATATTTTGTAATATCAGACTGGCAATCAATGTTCGTAGTGATACGCCCACCTTCTTCACCGGCAGTAACGGTTACGATACCATATTCATCAACGACAAATAAGAAGTCATCGTATGCAGGTAATGTATTCTTTGTTTGAAGAACCTTACCTAAGTTTCTCAGCTTGCTAAGAAGTTCCGATTTTGAAACTGTAATTTTCATGCGTCATTTGTTTTATGGCGCATAACAGAAAGAAAAGTGTGTTTAGTAGTAATAAAAATAATGCTGCAAATGTATATATGCAGCAAAGGCCGGATAAAACTAATTTATCCAGCCCTACATCGTCTTGGGTGCAAATTTATACATCTTTTTTAAATCTGCAAACTAAAATGCTTTTTTTCTTATTTTTTTTGCAGAAGATTTAAAACGACTCTATTTGCTCGATCACAGACACCGTAATCAATATCTATATAAATATCGGCCATCTTATAGTCATTATTAACGTGTCCCAGACAGAAATCAATATCCGCTTTGGGTACAAAAGCTTTATTACGGGCAAGACTTGCCCAGCTGTGGCGCGCCCAATTACTCGTAACTTTAAAATCAATATTCAAGGCTTTGCAAATATCCTTCAATCCAAGATTAACGGCCCGAAGAAAGTTATTGAAACAATTATAGTTAGTATGGAAGTAGGAGAGGAAATACCCCTCTGAGTACTTATCGATCAACACCCGGAGTTCAGGTTCTATATTTATGGAAAGAAGTATCTGCTCATAGTTCTTGTCTGTAGTGGTCTTCATACGTTTATACTCAATGCGCCCACGTCTCTCACAGGATAGGCCGTATAGATCACTGATATTAATCCCCATCAGGTAGAACATCATCATAAAAACATCTCGTGCCATATTTGTACGTGCCTTATCCGATTCATAGTCTCTTATTCTCATAATCAATTCCACACTAATACTCTTTCTTTTCCGGCGGTATACCGGTATGTTCACTCGCTTAAAAGGGTCGCCAGGGATGCGTATTATATCATAATCTTCATTGTTATACGCAAGTTTGGCTTTGTTATAAAGCGCTCGTATTCCTCGCAAGTAATTACTGACTGTACCAGGCTCCAAGCCTTTTTCATTCAGCGCAAATATCATCTTGTTCAATAGATCAGAGGTGATTGCCTTTACATCGATCTTCTCCCTTCTGGTAAAAGAACACAGAGCTTGCAATGCTCCTTCATACCATTGGGCCGTCTTCTCTTTCTTAGTACCCTTTATTATTTGCCTGGAGAAAGTAACAAAGTCAATGATTTCACTTTGTTGTACCAAACTTCGTTCTATTTCTTTCTTAAGATCACTACAGGTCATATACATGGTCCGGGCGCTCCCCATTCTTATATATGCAGCCCGAAGCTTCTGAACAGTATCATTTATCTCATAGTTGAGCAACTCACTGTTATCAGCTAGAGAAGATATGTTGCCGGAACTATCCAATAATACCGGATTAATATAATGCTTCGTTGATATGTACTGAGACTCCAGGTTATGGTAAATACGAATTTTGATATTACTGGTTCCATCTTGCTTAAGATGTTTCTTGCCGACCAGGACGACAGGTTTAAAAGTTGCCAT